TTCGTCTTCTTACGAGTACTTGCGATTGTTTCGATCGAGTGAGGCATGGCCTTATTCGTGGCGTGGCACCGTTGTGTAATTTACCGCTCCGGAAGATCCGGATACAGCAATCGTATCGATCTCACCCGTAACCGTCGATGGTTCTAGATCTCCGCGGCCAGAAGGAATAGACAGTGCAATATCCAAAAGCTGATTTCTCTTGGGTGCCAGGTCGAAAGAATTCGGAAGAACCGTCAGTCGGATGATATCTGTTGTATCCGGTAGCAACCCATTAATCACAATTCGACCAGAGGCTGCATATAACGTTCCTAGATTTGCAACTCTCACTTCGACACCCGAAGATCTACGGCATAGGAAGATATTACGATTGACAGAACCAGTGATTGGCGTGTCACGCAAGTAATGTACCACGCCACCAATCTTAAATTCAGAAGAACTTAGAATAGATGAGCTCGAAGATGTCGCATAGATCGGCGATGCAAATGTAATATCGATGCTGTTTGCAGTCACGTTCGAAGGAGTAATGTCCTTGAACATGTAAACACGAGCAACGCTGTTCAAAATAGCCTTATCAACGGAATCAATCTCAGACAGAAGCTTGGAGTAACGAAACACGCCGTCGAATCTCTGGAGATAAGTCTGAGCATATGTCTGCAGACGGTTTCGAACCAATCCCTCCAGGGCAATCTTCGTGTTATCAGTAAGGTTTGGATTGTACTTGAAGAATACGTCCAGCTTAATATATGTAAAGTCGGGGTCAACAATCTGTGGAGTGATCGAAACAATGTTTTTGTTTTCGATTGCTGTGATGATATTGTTCTTTTCGGCTGCATTTAAAGCAGCGGCACCTGTCGGCTTAATAGCAATATACACTTTACCGTAGTCAGGTTCGGTATTCTTCTCGCCACCCCAAACTGAGATCGAATCGATGTTACCAAACTCACGGATGATGAGCGAGCGATAGTCATCTGCGGTGACTGCGCGATTCTGCGAGAGATATGTCAGAGGTGCATTGTATCGAATCGACTCAATCGTCTCACGGTCAGCTCCGCCAAATGTCGAAGTGGCACCGGTCGCATATGACACAGCTATACTACCTCCACTAAATGATCCGATCGAATCAAGTGCAGTAAATGCTCCGCGGCAATTATTAGCCTCAGCCCCTTGAGTGTAGATGTACTCTACCTCTACGATGTTATTGTTGATTGGCTTCTTTCCAAGGATTCCGTCGCCGAAGAATATCTCAAACTTACCACTGGCATTTTCCTGAATGAAGTAAACTAGCGATGTAGCGGTAATACCAGAAAGACTCGTAAATCGTGTGAATACCTCGTAGTCGTCTGAATCTTGGTTTGTTTTGACTCGGACGCGAACTGTGGAAGTATCTACATTTGCCTCAGGTATAACGAATTTCTGATTCTCGATTGAGTTATCAACCAGATAAAGCATGCGCTTCAGCACACCCTGTTTTGTTGTTATTCCAGAAAAAACATAGTTATTCGAGCTGTTCTTTGAAGCAGTTGCAGCCTCCAGCGTTAAGAACACATAAGGCGATCCGCTTATCGGAGAGGCCGTCTGAAAACGAGTACCGCGTTCCATTGTCAGTGTGGCGGGAGAAACGCCTGTTCCAGCAACAGTCACATTCAGCTTTGCGGTAGATGCCTGCACTGAACGTGGTACATATCCAAGAGTCTTTGCATGGGATACAACGTTTCCTCGGATCTGAGCGGAATCTAGAAAGGACTCATTGATACTAAAGTGAGCCACCATCGCATTGTAGTGCGTATTGTAGGCCAGAATATCCAGCAGCACAGATAGGTTCGAACCATCAAAGTCAAAGTCGTTATATTTCGACTGTGATTTAAAGTGATCCTTGATCGAATCCTTGATATTTTGAAAGTCTAGTTCTGTGACGTCGAATTGGGCCATTGTCGTAAAAGGTTATCGAACTCTCTGGAGATAAAATGAAATGTCTACTTCCTGATTCAGAGATATAACCCTAAATCCTAGATCGATCACATACCGGTTATTTTCTGATTCATCCTTGACTTCGATAGTGATTGAATCGATACGAGGTTCGTTTTTTCTGAGAACATCAACAATCGATTTCCTAAGTATTGCTATTGAAATTCTATCGGCAGGTTCAAACAGCAGACTCTTGATAGCTGATCCTAGGTTTGGTTGGAATGGTCTCTCTCCGAAGGAAGTAAGAACTAGGTTCTTGACCGCAGCTTTTACTGCATCGATATCTTTTAATGGAGCGATGTCGTTTGTCACATCGCGGGACAGGGATACATCCAGGTCAGAATACGGCTTTCGCTGAGAAACGACTGCTGATTTTCGTCCCAGTATATTCCTATCGCTTGCTACAAGGATTCCGGCCATGGTTTGTTATTTATAGACAAATTACGAGGTATTATTTTTGTACCGGTAGTAGTCCTTTGCGACCTGAGAATTAGATATAAGGATAGTATTGACTTTTTCTAGCCATGGCTTGATATCTTCCATGTATTGGTAAACGGATCTATCCGTCAGGCTCTGGACCTTCATCGCAAAATATTCGCTAGTAGTTAGTGCTCCAGAATCTTGAGATACTTCCTGCAGTCTAATATCATAGTATTTTGCAACCTGCGTGGATACTTCGCCTGCCGCATTTGTCTTAAGCTTAGCCTGTTCTAAGGTTTTAAATACCTCCGGTTTGTTATCAGTTCCACCGAAAATAGAAACAGAAGACCGTGCACTTTTGTATTCATCGGATAGCCGTATTGCAGCCTCTTCATCACACGTTTCAGTTACCTTCTTCGAGAGCGGGATGGTTACTTGCTGACGGTATGGCTGTCGGATTAACTCATCAAACTGAGTTTCTACTTCCGATGGAACAACTCCCGAGTTCCCTTGAGAAACTTCCTGAGAATTATCAACCACGGTTTCCTCGACAGGCTCAGCTTCTGCAGGAGCAGTGTTTGGCGTGGGAGACTCCTTGGCCTCCTGGACTGTTGCACCGGTAGCCGGATTCATCTTGACATTTGGAACGTCTTTACAGAAGTCCAGAGCATCGGCGATTCCACTTGTAGTTTTTGCTACGAGTGCATCTAGTTCTGCCACCTTACCTTTCCACTTCTCCTTGAACGCTGCAATCTTTGCAGCATCTGCTCCTACAAGTGCAGCGAGTTCTGACTGGAATGAATCAAGGTTCGTGACCTTTGCCTGGAGATCGGATATCTTTGATGTGATAGCAGATACCTGAGAAGCCAGACCACCTAGCGCACTTTTCTTATTTGCAAGTTGAGCCTTGATCTGATCGCGGATTGCGTTAACCGCATCAAGTGCCGGATTCTTTCCACAAAGTAATGACATGGCAGATTATGGTATTGGCAATGCAGTGTTAGATAGACCGGCCTGAACACCAGAGTGACGATGCGTCGTGAGCTTGATGTTATTCGATCCGGCCTCGACTTCGACTGTTGCATCCACTGTTCCGGTGACGTTCACATTGTTGGCGATGTTAGTGACAGCTGCGCTGATATCCTGGTTACCGTCCACTGTGATCTTCATCGCTGCCAGGGACTCAAATTCAATGTTTTCCTTGGATGTCAGGTAAAGATGACCGGATGACGATGTTTCGTGGTGACCTCCAGAAAATTCTTGATGCTTGCCAACGACGATGAGACCGTTGTTTCCGGCCACAGTCAGGTCGCTGTTACCAGCAATCGTTTGCACCTTGTTTCCGTCTACTGTGATGACTGTATTGCCACCGACGCGTTCGATCCTGTTGCTTGTGACGTTCGTGGCCCATTCTTTTCCGATCTCAGTCTGTTCTGATTGACCGATCTTTGACTGTCTAGACCCCTTGATGTACTCAGTCTTGTTTCCTTCGACCTCTAGGTGATAGTTTCCCTTTACAAGTTGCTTCAGGTCTCCATCGACGGTGATATTACAGGATCCCATGATGTAGATGTTATCCGACTCAAAGACGACCGTGTATCGATTTCCGACTACTGTGGTAGTAATATTGCCGGTAGCATCAATCTCACGATATGTTCCCGAAGTATGCATCTCTGAGATACGTTCAAATCCTGGAGTATCATCGACCTCAAATACATGTCCAGATTTTGTTTCCGTCGCTCGATTGTTTGGATAAACCGGAGCGACTACCTGATCGACTTCAAAATTACTCCATGACTGTCTGGTATAGTACGAATCAGGTTCGTCGACTGCTACGCTGCTGACTTTTGGAGGAACGGCAGTTTCAATGTTTTGTGAACGTAGATCATTCCTTCTAATATACGAAGATGCCTGAGAGTATTCGTTAGTTGATTGTTTTGGTATATCTGGACTACCAAGACTCTCTAGCCTCGGATATTGACCTGATGGATCAGAAAATCCTCGGTCTTTATCTGGAGCAACAGGCATAGATGCAATCGTACCAAGAATCAACGGATCTTGCGCCGATGGGCCGTCACGAAAGAATCCTACGACCCATGAACCAGATAATATGCCGGTCGGCGATGTTCCAATTCCACCCATTGCAGCAGATGTGACTGGCTGAACTACAAATGCCCATGGTAGGTCTTTTGTCTCGATCTGGCTTTTATCCTCGGTATGGTAACCGAAGCATCGTACACGCACTCTACCCATCTGCATAGGATCACTGATATCTTCTACGACACCAGTAAACCAAGAAAATGCCTTTGATAGTAGTTGGTCCTGCGATGTAGCGTTCATGATGCAAATGGCGTCACCGGTGATGTATCTCGTTTCACCTTCATGTCGATAAAGTATTCCTCGGCAAAATTATGGACGACCGACGCAGCCACGTAGTTTCCAGAAAGATAGTCATCAACCTGATTGTTATCGGAAGAATGTGAATTTTTCTTTGCCGGTCTCGGATCTACTGCCGGAGGGATCCTTAACGAGACAACCTTCCCACAGTTAAGCTCTAGATCTCCATTCAAAACGATGGTATGTTGCTGTGTATCTAGTGTCTCCAGCTGAGACTGAGCATAGTTTATGATGCCTCTGGATGTCGGAGCATGATAGTTTCCGACATTTGAGAATGCAGCGGAATTGATAGGTATGTAGTTAATCTTGGTCCTATCGTATGAATTGATGTATTTCTGGTTGTCGATTTCAAAGTTAGGAGCCACGAACGGATATGCCTCGATCGTAGGAAATTTTGAGACGTTTTCGAGGTAATCAAATTTGAATGCCGAGGCGGTCTTTGTGGCAATGTCAATGTACTCACTACGAGAAGCAAAGGCTCCGTTCATTCCCTGGGCCGGCTTCGAGAGACTAAGATCGGAATTAATGCTCAGGATGCGTAGCGCTCTTTCTTCGTATGCCTCCTCTGGATCACGATTGATGTCGTATTCAAAAAACTTTGCGTCTCGATATTCTTTGTACGGATCCTGTCTGACGATATCCGCCTGAGATTTGAGGTGTATCTTTCCATCTAATGTCTGATAAAGATAGAACGGACTTCCTTCCTGGGTAAAGGCTCTACGAAGCGCCCAATGCATGGCATCGATCGGCTCCATGTTCGGAACGATGAATGCCGCCGTGCCAGTGGTATCTGATCCGAATTCTAGATTATCGTATCCAAGATCATTACGGAAAACACTCTGAATGAAATCGGATATTTTACCGTTGAACGCCCTGGAGATCTTCTTGAACTTTGAGATGAATGCGTGATCGGATATTCCTCCGATACGATACACCTGGACATTGTTGCTGTATTTCGCAAATACCGGATATTCTGTCACTCTGAACCACAGACTGATGTTCTGAGATGTACCATTCGGTAAAGTTCGGTCGAGTACAACATAGATCCATTCGTGCCCGGTAAGAGCAGCCTGCTCCATGAAATTCCCATCATCACGGATTCCGATATTCAGGGTGAGAGTCGACCGATATATGCTCTCCGTGATGGTAAAGTCGGCAACGATCCTCTTGATGTCGTATTCCTTGCCTGCATGGTTTCTGATTACGATCTCCGAGGCTCTGTACGCCGATGGTACAAAGATCTTAGATGAATTAAGATCAACGTTGTTTTGTCTACTCATTGATCAGTTTTCCGAATACCTGAGCAAACTGATAGATCACGTTCGGTCTCACGATTCGGATGTTTCCGCGCTCTTCGTTCAGCTGGAGTTCATACTCGTAATAGGATACTGGTGTGAGACTGAAGTCAGCTGCATCCGGTTGAACTCCAGCGATAGTCAGGTCCTCGTCGATGAATCGTGAATTGTACATTTCGAGCCCGTTTGGATCCTCATAATGGTGAGGTGCATCACGGTGTAGATACACTTGGCTTGTAACGACAGAACTTCCACTCGTGGCTCCGGTAATACTTTCTGGCTCTCTGAAGTTACCAGATACGGATCCCAATATCAACTGACTCATCGGGACATTCTTTTCCTTCAATATTCCTGTCGCAAGTGACGTTGCTCCAGTGATCGTCTCTCCAATCGTAAATCTTCCCGCTAAGGAGTTGTCATATCTCGCTACTGTTCCATCGGGAGTTTTGACCACAACCGGCTCGGTATCGATCACAGTTCCCGAATACTCTAGGCGAATGTAATCCTCAAACTCGGCTGTACCCATAGGCCATCCGGAGAGCCCGGTCTTCAGGTGTTCATTGATAACGAAAAATGTCCAGTAGTATTCTGGAGTGCCGTATAAGATATTGGAAACAACGTCTGGCCTTTCACCATTTCGTACCTGGAAATACTGATACGTGGACATGTCATCCAGGAATACCGAGTCGGCTCTGACCGTACGAAAGATGTCAATGATCTTCGTGATGACACCGTTAGACTCAAAGTCGTACCCGGTCTTTGGAAATTGTCGAAAGAATGCCATAGATTATACAGACTCCGTTGTTCTGGTTTCTCCTCTTTCCAATTTCTGAATATCCATCTTGGTGAGAGCTCGTGTTTCTTGAAACGATAACGACACATCGGTCTCGACCGGGCTTCCATCTTCATGGAAAATGTTTGTGGAAGCATTAAATGTTGCAGTCATTCCGGTGAGGTACGAATCAAATATCTTCGGAAGATACGGGTTAACCACCCCATCTCTGTCATAGAATGAGATGTTCCATATCGGAGGATAAGACAGGACTACATCTTTACCCTCAGGATA